GAGCTGTGACTGTTCAGAACGTGATGCGCCGGAGAGACAACCAAAACGCGATGGCGAGATGACACCGATGGCCGAATATCAAGTGTTTTTTGACGTGGCCGTTGGCGTGATCGGCGTCCTGGGCGGATGGGTATTGAATACCGTCTGGGGCGCTGTCAAAGATCTGCAAGCAGCGGATAAAGAACTAGCCGAGAAAGTCGGCGAGATCGAGGTGCTTGTGGCGGGGCGCTACATCACACGCGAAGAGTTCAACACCGTGCTCAATCAAGTGTTTGCAAAACTCGATACGATTCGAGATCTTGTGAGCCAGAAAGCAGACAGATGAAAGAGAACTACGCCCAGGCGCTTAAGCAGGTTTTAAAATATGAGGGCGGCAAGGTTGATGATCCCCGCGACCCAGGCGGCAGGACTGCTTTCGGCATAACGCAGGATACCTATGACGCATGGCGCAAGAAACAGAATCTGCCGACGGTTGACGTATTCACGATCAGTCAGACGGATGTTGCGGCCATTTACCGCCAGGAATATTGGGATCGCATTCGCGGAGACGATCTTCCCTCTGGCGTTGATTTTGCTGTGTTCGACTTTGCTGTAAACTCCGGCGTAAGCCGCGCGGCTAAGACCTTACAGGCCGTTGTTGGCGTTACGCAAGACGGCGTGATCGGCCCTGCAACGATCCAAGCTACTAAAACCTACGTTGCGATGACAGTCACGAACAAGCGGCTGGCGTTCATGCAATCCTTGTCGATCTGGTCTACGTTCGGCAAAGGCTGGTCTGCACGGATCGCTGACGTTAAAGCGCAGATACTCTCGCTTGTTGGATAGAATTGTATATATCGTCGCGGTTGCCGCTTCGATTTCATACGGTGCAAAACTAGCATTTATGCTTGGCATTTATTTTAGGAGGACAATGGAATGATTAAGAATTGGCGCACCACGATCCCTGGCATTATCACTCTGGCCGGTGTCCTCTTTAACGCTTGGCAGACCAAGACACTTGACTGGACATCGCTCCAAGGCGCGCTTGTCGCCATCGGTCTTATCGGCGCTAAAGATTTTAACGTCACTGGCGGCGCATGACGACGGCGATCTTAGTCGGTCTATTCTTGGTCGTTCTCTACGCAGCGGTTAAGATGCTGATCGCCGACGCTTATGATCGCGGGCGGCGCGAGGAAGTTGTGCGCCGGTTAGACCTTGCAGCCAAGTTAAAAGAAAGACAGACCAATGTCGTTATGGCCCCTAAAACCGTGGACGATACTGCTACTGATCTCGACAACGGCACTTTCTAGCTGCCAGTCAACGAGCGGCGGATCGTGTCCGCCACTCGCTCAATACTCAGTCGCTCAACAGCGCGCCGTTGCCACTGAACTTAGGCGGCTCCGTGGAACCGAAACGGCTCAGTTTGTCATCGATTACGGCAAGCTCCGCGCGGCGTGTCGGCTTTAGTTCTTCTTTCTTAGCGGGCGTTAGATTAGCGCGCTTCTTGTAGCCAATATTAGCGCCGGTCGCGGCCTTCTGACTCACGTAATCATTAGCAAACATCGCCGCGAACGCTTCATAATTCATAGCGTCAAGTCGGCTGTCGATATGCGTCGGATCGCTGAAAGCGCGCGCGTTCTTAACGCAGACCATGATAGTCGCTACCTCAAAGGGGTGAATATCGCGGCCCAGACGCAAAGATGCCAGATCAGCAACAAGCTGAAAATTATCTTCAATTCCACCGTAGTTCTCACCGCGCTCGCTTATGATTTCGCTGGCTTGTTGTAGTAGATCGTGCGGATTCATCTATTTCCCCTATTAATTCGGCCCGTTCGCGCATCATACGCAGCGTTGTAAAACGCTGATGTAATCTGATGAGCACCGTTGACCTGCGAGCGTTTCGGCGCTCTTCCGCCAAAAGGTTCCATACCTCTTGTTCTGTAAAGCCGTTAATGACCTCGTTTAATTCACGCCAATTCATCTAAGGCTAACTCCGCTATTTTGCGCTTGTTGTGCAGCGCAGCTAAAATCTTATCGTCAATAGTGTTATTACACATAATGAGATAGCACCAAACATCTTTTGTTTGACCGCTGCGATGTATGCGCCCGATTGTTTGTTCATAAAGTTCTAGCGACCACGGCAACGACAGCCAGATCATTTTGTTGCCGCCGAACTGCAAGTTCAGCCCGTGACCTGCGCTCTTTGGATGCAGGGCTAATAGCTCCAGTTCGCCTTTGTTCCACTTGTCAACGACGTTTTTATCGTCCATTGTAGCGAGTTGTGGATAACGTCGTTTGAGTTCCGCTAGTTCTTCTTGATAGTTGTATATGATCAGAGTGTTGTCGCGCTGGTTTTCTTCTAAGATGTCATCCAGCATTTCAAACTTATGTTCTGACACCCACGTCGGCCCTTGAGGGCCGTAGATAAATCCGCCCGCAAGCTGTTGCAGTTTCTGAATCATAACCGCCGCTGTCGGCGCGGAAATGGTTTGATCAAGTTCGACAACAAATTCTTTCTTCATCGCTTCGTAAACGTCATAGTCGTCCATGTCGCAGGACATTTCGACGATGTTAAGCGGCGGCAACTTGTCTTTGTATTCTCCCGGCTCAAGCACATATGTTGCGGGCTTGATCGCGGCCATGATGTATTCAAGCGCGCCTGTGTTTGGCGACCATTGGTTGTATTCGCGGTTTATGATGTGAAAATATTGTTGCAGAAACGCGCCTTTGCTACGGCCTAATAATTTTTGATCTATGATCTTGCATTGGCCGAACACGTCTTCAAGACCGTTCGACGTAAACGATCCTGTCAAACCCCAACGCACTTTAAACTTATCAATCAAGCCCCATAGGTGTTTAAACCTTTTACCGCTTGGGTTTTTTAACTTCGTAAGTTCGTCGAATACAACGCCAGCAAAGCCAGTAAAATTACTAAGATCGAGTGAAGTAATATTGTCATAGTTTGTAACCACGATGTCTGCGTCTGAATCAAAGGCGGCTTTGCGTTGCGCTGGCGTTCCAACGGCAACAGCGATTTCAAACTCTGGACACCATTTCTTGCCTTCAACAGGCCAGACATCAGTGCAAACGCGCTTGGGCGCTAACACTAGCCAACGATCAACAAGACCACACGCAAGCAGTTCAGTCATTGCAGTTAATGTGATCGCGGTCTTACCAGCGCCGACGGGCGCAAGAATCATTGCGCGGTCGCGCGCAAATAAAAAATCTGCGGCTTCATCTTGATACGGTCGTAGTTTCACAAGCCCACCTGTCCACTTGTTCGCGGTTCCAAAGGCACGCATAACGCTGATTCAATTTACGCATGTCGTCGGCAAACAACTTTTGCAACGCTGATAGCTTGCCGCCGTCCTTTTTCAGTTCTACAAACCATGTCTCGCCATTGGGTAAACAGACAATTCTGTCAGAAACGCCACGGTTTGAGAGACTGTTAAATTTGAACGCTATACCGCCAAGTGATTGAACTGTCTTGACAAAGTAGCGTTCCACATCTTTTTCCAAATCAACCATGAAAAACTTGTTGCATAAAATTCTTTTACAGTCTAGTCTCCGAATCACGAAAGGTAATTTGATATGCACAGTAATATAGTCGGCGGTTCAACTGCGAAGCGCGTTCTTCAATGTCCTGGCAGCGTAACGCTATGCCAGAAGGCACCCCCTAAACCCTCATCTAAATATGCTGACGATGGAACGAAACTACATGACGCTGTTCACCAAGTTCTGTCACTTGACGCTAATCCAGATGACTTGCCTTTGGGCGTTGACGCTCGCGCTAAACTTGATTTTGCCATTGCAGCATTAGGCGAAATTGATCCAGATAACCAACTCGAATTTCAAACGGAATGTCGGGTGCACTTTGGGGATTTTCTTGCAAACGTCTTTGGCTCCTGTGACCTTCTTGGTCGTCTACGGTCTACTACAGTTCTGGTTGATTGGAAGTTTGGTGATTGGGTTCAAGTCTTTCCCGAAGAAAATGATCAGCTTCTTTTTTACGCAGCCGCAGCCATGCGAACGCCAGAGACGAAATGGGCGTTTGAAGGGACAGACGAGGTAAAACTTTACATAGTTCAGCCGCCAAGCGTTCGTGTTTGGACGACAACTAAAGAGCGCATCCAACAGTTTGAGCGCGATCTTTACGACGCCGTGCAGCTTGCGTTTATGCCTAATCCGCCGCTTAACGCGGGCGATTGGTGCCGTTGGTGTGCGGCAAAAGCTATGTGTCCATTACTCTCTGGCGAAGTGGAGCGCGCCTTGAAAACACAACTTAACAACATAACGCCTGAAGGCTACAGCAATGCGCTTATTATGGCAGACCGTCTTGAAGATTGGATCAAAGCCGTTCGTGAAATGGCGCAACAGGCGCTTGAAAACAACATCACAATACCCGGTTTCAAACTTGTGCCAAAGCGCGCAATCCGACAATGGGTTGACGAAGAGGGCGCATTGGAAGCTCTTAGAAAAATGGGACTTGATGATTCGGAATTGATAGAGACGGCGTTGATCTCGCCAGCGAAAGCCGAAAAGGCGCTTAAAAAGCATAAGCTGGCATTACCTAAAGATCACGTCGCCGCTATCTCATCGGGCAACACTATCGCGCCGGAGTCAGATCCGCGCCCGTCAGTGGTGCAAGTCGGTTCGCAGTTGCGGGCCGCGTTCTCTAGACTTGAGGTAAAGTAAGATGTCAAATATAGTAAAGTTTGGTGGCGCAAATCTACCTTCGCCGCAGTCATTGTCTAATGCGTTGCGTTCTATTGAGGCTGATGTCGGGCCTGTTGGCACTGTCATCATTAAGATGGATCGCACGGGTCATTGGGTTTATGGCGCGGATCAAACGGAAGTAGAGAAAGATACGCTGTGGGCTGTGAATCCTTATTCATTCGTTCACGGTTATATCGCTTGGGGAACGGGTGAAGTTTTAGCGGAGAAGATGGTTAACATCGCTGACCCGCTACCTGAACTTGATCCACCGCCCCCAGGTGCATCGGCTGGTTGGCAACCACAAGTCGGCGTTTCGCTCAAGTGTCTTACGGGCGAAGACAAAGGCATGGAAGCGCGCTTTGCTACAACGTCAGTTGGCGGCAAGCGTTCCATGCACGCGCTGGCGATCAAAGTTGCGGATCAAGCTGACAAAGATCCAGACAAGTTAGTTGCAGTTGTAAAACTGTCCAGTGATCACTACCCACACAAGACGTATGGTAAAATCTATACGCCAGTGTTTGAGGTAGTGGAGTGGATTAGCATTGATGGCGATGGTGCTGATGACGTAGCTCCACCTGCGGAATCAGCCAACACGACCCGTCGTCGTCGAAGCTAATAAGACGGGGCGGTATTCGCGTGACACCGTGCCGCCCCGTTAATTCCTAAACAGAAAGATAAGAAGATGACCGAACGCAAAGTTTGGAATGATGCAACACGTCTAACGCCCAAAGAACAACAGGTCTATGATCTGTTTCGCAAAGGTTTTAAGTGTAAAGATATTGCTGTGATCTTGAGCATTACGCCAAGCGCAGCGCGGACAAGACTAGCACTTGCAAAAGATAAAGTGCGCTGCGGCGGGGCAATATGATTGTTCAGTTAAATCCGCCGCTGCCTGTAGTTACGCCGAAAGGCGCAGGCGTCGCACATATGGTTATTGATTACGGCCCAGAACATAATTTGTTTTGGGTTGTGTTTATAGACGCGACGGGCGAATGTTGGACATACGCAAACATGGACATACGAGCACAGAAGAATATCACGTTAGGAAGAATGACATGACTGACGATCTAACCATAGCGTATATGCTCGGCGTAGAGGATATGCGCGCAAAGCTGCACAAAACGGCAGATGAGATTGAACGCCTTCGCGCTGAGAATGAGAAGCTGCGAGACGCTTACGACACTGACGCACTGACTATATCTTACAATCTTGGCTATACCTGTGGGAAAGATATAGCAAAGGATGAGATCGAGAAGCTGAATCGTGAGGCCGCTATTCGCATAGACCAAATAGAGCGCGAACAAGAAGCGCATCTTAGAACGATAGCTGATTATAACAGGGCAGCGGTTAAGAATGAGAAGCTGCGGGCGGCGTTGAAGCCGTTTGCTGACGCAGTGACAGATGAATATAGCTGGAAATACGACATCAACAGCGATGATTTTCGCGCCGCAGCCGCCGCTATTCGGGAGAGTGCGGATGAGTGACCAAGAGACACGACTGAAGCAACTGATGGGTGATCTATTGTTCACCATTAAAGATTACTCCGACAAACATGAGAAACCAGATGAAATACTTTTTGTTCTTGACCGCATCGTCGCTGCTTACCGCGACGCCTTCGATGGCGCAACAGATCAGCGTGTTCAACGGGCCGAACGGCCCCGTGGCAACGGAGCTAAGTTACCCAACTGAGAACTTTTACTATCTTGGCAATGACGTGATCTCTGCGCCGAAGATCGGAAACTACACAGTCTATAATGGGCCTAATGGTGAGCTACTTGGGAGTCGCGTCGATGGAGGATACAGCAATGAATAGTGAAGCACACGCTAGAAGAATGGATTTGACGCAAAGTGTAATAGAGACTTTAAATAAGCATTTAAATAAATACAAAACAGAAACGGCGTCAAAAGAAATTATTTTTATACTGGCGCAAATAACAGGGCTATACGCTAATATATTAGACGCGCCCGATGAAGTAATGGGTGATCTGCATCACCTAATAGATAGCAATAGAGCTGTAGACACAAGTCAACTTAATATTCTTAATCCTTTGGACTATCAATGATCTGGTTAGATTTCGAGACGCGCAGCGAGTGCGACCTGAAGACGGCGGGCGTATATAACTACGCTCGTCATCCTTCGACGCAAGTGTTGTGCATGTCCTACGCCGTTGGCGATGGCATGGTGCAGACCTGGCGTCCCGGTCAACTGCTACCTGTGCTCACAGGTCAGATTCGCGCGCATAACGCAGCGTTCGAGCGTCTGATCTTCTGGCATGTGCTAGGCCATCAGATACCATTAGAACAGTTTTATTGCACCGCGTCGCAAGCCCGCGCTAATTGTGCGCCAGGATCGCTCGAAGATGTCGCGCGGTTTGCTGGAACAAACATGCGTAAGGATCATCGCGGTAACTATCTTGTGCGCCAGTGTTGCATCCCGCCGTTTAAGGATGATCCACATCTTATACAAGAGCTGATAGAATACTGCGAACAAGATGTGCGGACGATGCGCGCCGCCAGTCAGGCCATGCGAGATCTGACCGATGATGAACTTGCAGACTATCACGCTAACGAACGTATCAATGATCGCGGCGTTCTTATTGACGTGCCGCTTTGCCAAGCAGCGGTCAGATACGCGGCTGATGAACTACACGAAATTGAGCGCATCGTCCGCGAGGTCACGAACGGCGAGATCTTATCAGTCCGCAGCCCCAAGATGCGCCAGTGGGTTCAGGATCGTGTCGGCCCCGAAGCCCTCAAGCTCATGGAGCGCGACGACAAGTTTTCGATTGACAAGACTGCGCGTGCGAACCTTCTGGCGATGGACGATCCTGAACAAGTGCCGCCAGACGTTGCCGAAGTTATACAATGCGCTGACGATCTATGGGCTTCTTCTGTAGCCAAGTTCAAACGCCTGTTCGATCTTGCTGGCGAAGACCACCGCGTTCGCGGTGCGTTTGTATTCGCAGGTGGCAGCGCCACAGGCCGCGCGTCTAGCTACGGCGCGCAGGTGCATAACTTCACGCGACAATGCGCTGACGAGCCTGAGTCAGTGAGGCACGCAATGGTGCGCGGTCACAAAATCGTGCCGAAATACGGTAAAAGAATCACTGACGTGCTCAAAGGTATGTTACGCCCTGCGATTGTCCCGGCGCGCGGTAATAAATTTGTTGTCGCTGATTGGTCGGCAATCGAAGGCCGTGTTAATCCGTGGTTGTCCACGCGCGGAAAAGACAAGTTAGAGATCTTTGAGTCTGGCTTGGATGTCTACAAAACAAACGCCGCTGCAACATTTAAAACAACTTATGACGCGGTAACAAAAGATCAAAGACAGGTCGGTAAAGTTCAAGAACTGGCGTGCGGATTTGGCGGTGGCCTTGGCGCGTTTGCTGCGATGGGGCGCATTTACGGAATAAATTTACCTGAATTTGAAGCGCGTAAGATGGTTGACGCATGGCGTCGCGCTAACTCTTGGGCCGTTCCGTTCTGGGAGACACTAGAGGTAGCATATACCCGCGCGTTGCGTAACAAAAATAAAGTTTTTGATGCAGGACGCATTAGCTACTTGTTCGACGGGCAGCATCTTTGGTATTCTCTTCCGTCTGGACGTGTGCTTTGTTACCCTTACGCACGTTTTGAAGATGATGCGATCACCTATGCGAAAGCATCTTGGAAGCCTGCGGCGGACGCTAAAGAATGGCCGCGCGCGCGGTTATGGCGTGGACTGGCTTGCGAGAATGTTACACAGGCGACCGCCCATGATCTTTTGCGTGAAGCTCTACGCCAGCTTGATAATGTTGTTTTGCATGTGCATGACGAGATTGTTTTGGAATCGTCATCGCCGGAAGAAGATAAAGTAAAATTACAAAAGATTATGACTACGCCGCCTGCGTGGGCGGAAGGTTTACCTCTCGAAGCTGAAGCAACCATTATGCAGAGATATGGCAAATGACACATCTATTCACGATTGACGATACAATATGGGACAGTCTGGACACGAAGGCGGTTTTAGAAACTGGCTCTGATCTTCAGAAAATGGGGCTATTTCGGCTTCCTTTTCCTAAAGTCGATGTTCAAGTTCATATGAATGAAAAAGCAACGAACAAAATTTTGATGAGTAACTCATATAAATCGTCGTTTAAAACGATTGTGTTTAGATTTTTTACGCACGCTGATAACCCAGATATGTATGATTTTGAATTTAAGTATAAGCATGAATTTCTGACTATGGATCAAATTGAATTTTCGACACGTGTGCGCGGTATCAGTCCTGAAGAGGCTAAAAAAGTTCTTGAAGGTATAGAATATCTTTCGCAAGCCGTGCTTACTTTTTTTATTGTGTTGCTAGCTACTAAAAACGCCGACAAAGTAACTGAAGCTGTAAAAAAACACGGGCCGAAAAGTCGTAAGCGTCCGCGTGCCTATGACTATATTACGACAATTAAGATCGGCAAGATTACCGAAACCATGCGCTCAGACGGCGACGGTCAAGGCAGTGTGCGTCCGCACCTGCGTAGAGGTCACATTCGTAATCAGCGTGTCGGTAAAGGACTAGAAGAAGTTAAGCCTATTTTTATTTCGCCCGTGTTCGTCAATGCTGACGAAGGCTGGATCAATAATCAACGAAAAGAATATCGCATAGCTGCGTGAGGAAACATGACCGACGATTTTTTTAAATACATTTGTTCGCTTGCGCCTGAAGGCGAGACTGCGCTGATCGTTAAGCAGATCGACACAGGTAAATTGCATCTTGACGGCTCTGTAAAATACACATGGCCTGCTTACATGCCGACGCATAAGCGCAAAGAGAATGAAGCGTGGTTCATCAATACTGGCTCGTTTATAGTTGACCGTTTTAAAAATGGTAGACCAAGCGCGAGCACAGCGAACTGCGATCACGTCTTGTTTATGATGCTGGACGACATCGGCGAAACTAAACTTTACGACGATGAAGAAGTTTTTATTAAAACGCCGCCGCTTGAACCGACATGGATTATGGAAACGTCTGAAGGGTCGTTTCAATGGGGTTACGTTTATAGCGAACAGCCGACAACGGGGGAGCATTGTGCCGCAATTAATGCAATTATTCGCGCGCATTATACGGATCGGGGCGCTACTAATGCTGTCCGCAACTGCCGGTTGCCAGGCTCAGTTAATCAAAAGCCGGGACGGAATAACTTTAAAGCCCGTATCGTCTCCTTTACCGGCAAAGAATACACATTAAAAGAGATTTGCGATGCGCTTGGCGTTGTGCCTGACGAAGCAACGACATCAAAACATATTTCATACAAGATCAAAGACACAGGCCGCGATAGCGTTCTTACATGGCTTAACGATCAAGGTCTGGTTTTATCTAACGTCAATGCTGAAGGCTGGTTAAGTGTTGTCTGCCCTAACAATCACGAACACACTGACGGTCAGATTGAGGCGCGTTACAAACCATTAGATCGTTCGTTCTGTTGTTATCACGGCCACTGCACTGACAAGATCAAAAGCGCCGATTTTTTGAAATGGGTTTGCGATAACGGTGGCCCTGACGTTAAGCCAGGTCTGCGCGATGATTTACTGAACGAAAGCATGGCGCGCGTTAACGCAGCGTTGCCGCCTAACAGCGTGTTCAAAGATAGCGCCAACAAACGCATTGCAGAAGTTGAAAAGTTTCAAGCGGGGCGACTTAAACAAAAGGAATGGTTCAAACGATTTTATTATGTGATGGACGATGATTCTTATTTCGACAATGAATCTTGCATCGAATACTCGCGCGGCACATTCAACGCAATCTATCGCGGCGTTGCGTGCGTATCTACTAAAGGACTAAAGCCGCGTCGCGTCGAGGCGTCGATATATTACGACGAGAACCGCGAAGACCTGTGCGATTACACGCTAAAGGGTGTGACTTATGCAGCGGGCGAAAGCAAGCTCGTTCACAAAGACGGGCTTGTCTATGGCAATCGCTGGCGCAACGCGCGGCCACAGGTGAAGGGCAAAGGCGGCGATGTGACGCCGTGGCTGGATCATTGCGAGACGCTAATACCTGACGAGCGCGAGCGCAATCACGTTTTCGATATGATGGCCTGTAAAGTTCAACACCCTAACATCAAGATCAACCATGCAGTATTGCACGGCGGCAATGAGGGACGCGGTAAGGATACGTTATGGGCGCCCTTCATATGGGCTGTGTGCGGCCCGCATAAAAAGAACTACGGCTTGATCGACAACGACGGGCTGTCGTCGCAGTGGGGCTACGCGCTTGAGAGTGAGATCCTAGTCCTCAACGAGCTGAAGGAACCAGACGCCGCGCAACGTCGCGCGCTGGCTAATAAGTTGAAGCCGATCATCGCCGCGCCGCCGGACGTGATCACGATCAACCGCAAAGGCTTGCATCCATACGACATGCTGAACCGCATTTTCGTCCTGGCGTTCTCCAACGACGAGATCCCGATCTCGTTGCCGACTCAGGATCGTCGCTGGTTCTGCGTCTGGTCGAACTGTGACCGTATGCACCCACAGGCCGCGCAAAAGCTGTGGGACTGGTATAACAAGGGCGGCTTTGAAGCCGTCGGGTCTTGGCTGCACGCACGCGATGTGTCGAAGTTCAACCCATCCGCCGCGCCGATGGAGACGGACTACAAGCGCACCATGATCGTAGGTGGTCTATCTACGGCGGAAGCCTACATCCTGCATCAGATCGAGACGCACGCCGCGCCGTTCGATACGGGCGTTATCGGTGGCCCTTGGTATCGCCACTGCGAGGCGCTTATGGGGATAGGTAACGCGCCCTCTGGCCTCAAAATTCCACAGCCCGCGCTCTTGCACGCGCTCAAGGAGGCTGGCTGGATTGACATGGGCATGTGCCTTGCGCCTGAGATTCCCACAAAGCGCCACATATACGTGCGACCAGATAGGCGATACGAAACCAAGGCGGCGCTGCGTCGCGCCATCGAACCAATAAAGGCCGAAGGAAATGTTACGCCTCTACGTGATCGTGCTTAGTTCACTTCTTTTAATGGGGTGTGAATTAGCGAGGACAGTCTACCACACCTGCCAAGAAGGGCTGTGTCGTTGACATTCTGACAGAATGACGTGATCATGGTCTGACCCCTTGGAGGGTCTGACTATGATTGATTACTTTATTTGCGTCTGTGCATTGCTGATAGAATATGGGCCTTTGTCTCATCGTCCACTTGCGCCAATGCTTCTTCAAGTGCCAAGCGCAAACGCGCGCTTTCATCAACGGCGGCGCTGATCGTCCATTGTGACCGTTGCCGCGCCTCTTCATATCCTTTAAGATAGGCCGAGCTAACTTCTTGCTGTAGCGCCTTTAAGCGCCGCTCATATTCGGAATCGGTCATGGCTGATGGCATCTCTGAGTTTTTAAGCGCTAATCCTGACCGCACAGCGTCGATTTGGGATAGGGTCAAGGCGTTCCAGGCTACCTTACCACATGACGCCGCATTATACAGCCAGACGGCCCCATATCAGCCGCATCCAGTGGCCGCGTCTACAAACGCGATGCGTGACTGGCTTATGCCGCACGTTTTGCCTTACTTGCTAAACTATGGGCTGTATCAGATGCAAGAGCCGCGCAAAACCTTTGGTGAGGACATCGTGCCAGCCAATGAGTTCGTAAAAATAACCCCGCGTCGTTAGACGCAGGGCCAAGTCAAGGGGAGGTCAACACGTCCCCGATTAGTAGCAGATTCCAAGACCGTCGTATAGGTAGATGGGGTCAACGAGCACGATCATAAGTTCTTCCCTCCAGTTTAGCTTCCCAACACTTCACGTTGTAGATGACCGTCGAGTGGTCGCGCTTGAATATACGCGCCAGCTTTAGGTAGGACGAGTTTGTTTCATGTCGTGCACGCCACATAGCTAATTTGCGTGCGTTTGCCACTTTGGCCGTGCGGCGCGGGCCAAGAATATCGTCAGGTAATATCCGATACTTGTCCGCCGTCTCGGCTATTATGTCGCGTATGAACAAATCTTCCTCCCTGTTGTTCTTGCTATCCCACCATACGTAGCGCATCTTGTAGCTCTACTTTCTCTTTGATGGCTTTCATGCGCGAGGCTATGCTGCCCGCGAGCTGGTTCATTTCTTTGCCGATCTGATGGTTGTTTAACCCTTGGCAACGCAAGTCCCAGATGCGTTGTTCATAGGGCGTCAGCGCCGCCGGATCTTTCATGTGTCTTTGTGGTTCTATTGTCACCGCCGCGCCTCCAGTTCGCCTGCAATCATTTCGCGCTTAACCTTGTCGTCTTCATGCTTGAGCATGAGTTCAAGGGACTCTGTTGACAACCGATACAACAGACAGAGGTAGTCATAATCGCTCATTGCAATACCCATAGTAAAAGAATGAAAACAGACGGAATCAACACGCTTACGCTGGCGGCTAGGCCGATGACATACAGCGCGTGTTTCATTTCTGCCTCTCGCTCTCCAACATCGCCATGATCCGCGTGGCGTGGCGCTTGCCGCGCAACACACGCTCCATGAGCTTATACGGCAGTTGTCCGTTGTCGAGATTGACGTCTCTCGCCGTTATGCGCGTCAACTCGAAGCCCTTCTCTTCGTCCGGCACCGCGTCGCACGACCCGCCTTCGAATATGTATGTGATCACTGAACCATCCTTGGTATGAGGTTAATAAATACGATGACTGACGCAAACGCGGTGGCGAAGTAGAGGCAGATAGATGAGGGGTTCATTTGTAGAACCCCAGTCCAGCGGCTTGTATCTTCTTAGCCAGTGCGACCAGCTCTTCAGCGCCTGCGTATGTGAGCGCAGCGAATGGGTGCTTCTTGTCGTAGTTGACCAGCGCACACGCAGCGCGGAAGGTCTTGTCGTGGTTGCCAGAAGCGTAGGCGTTTTTGAGGTTTTGGATCTTGCCGTTCATGTTACTGTCCTTTCGATGACTTTACTTATACACATGTGCATAACATGTGTCAAACATTATTTTACAGCGCGACGATAAATAATTACGTGTTTTTTGGCTTGCAAAACTGCACGCGCTCGCGTCGGGCATACGCCCTCATGCAAATAAACTTTCTTGCTGATGTCGGCGTTGTGATAACCCCAAACACACCACTTAAAACCGTCTGGAGTCTTGGTTGTAAACCATGTGAAGCAATTAAGATCCATTGTCGTGTCCTTTACGTTTGATGTTGTGAGTTATACACATGTTGATAAGTAGTGTCAAGCATGTTTTTACAGTTTTATAAAAGATTGTTTTATATTTGGGGGTTTTCTAGGTAGTTAGGTAGTGGTTCTAGGTAGTGGATTGGTAGTGGGTTGGCGGGAAGAATGTGGTTTTAAGTGTCTGTATGCGTGGGATATTGTCGAGATAGGTATAGTTTTTAATTATAAAATTATAAAATTGTATATGTGTAGGTATATGGTGCAGTGCAGCGCAAACGCTCTGAGCGATTGGTCAACCTCAAAATGACTACCTAACACTACCTATACTGCCTAACTCTTGGCAGGGCGTGAGGAGCGCAAAAAGCCAAAAACCAGGCTTCGCCCCCTCTCTTACGCAAAACGCAGCCAGGGAATTCCCTCGCTGCGTCAATAATGACGCAGTAACATATTGCGCGCGCGCCGTCAATGTTTACGTAAACTAATTTATTTTCAATTTCTGTAAAAAAGTATTTGACAAAGAGTGCGCGCCGCGCTATAAACGAATCATCGAAGGTCAAATAAGGGAAACACGACAATGCAACAAGACGCACACGTAATAGCCTGGAACGCAGCGACGCAACATAACGCGCACGTAATGACTTTGAGAGCTTGGTGGCAGAACGAACTAAACTGCACACCATACCTACGCTTTCGCCGCCGGTGAACGAGCACGCTGGCAGGCGCGCGCAGTGCGCGCCGCCACGCGGTTTACATTCAGTAAGCGCACACCGCCCGTTTACATAAACATGTTTACAGCAAACGCGCGCGCTCGCACCGATAGAACAAAGCGCGCACATTAACTGCCACACATTTGTTTACATAAACATGATTACATAAACATCGAGCGCACATATATAAAATGTAACACCTTTGTTTACATAAACACGTTTACATAAACACAGCCACATGATTGTAAACATGCGCCTTGTTTACATAAACATGTTTACGTAAACATTAAGTTTACATTCAGCTCCGTGTTTATGTAAACAAGTTTACAATCAGCTTCGTGTTTACATTTGTTGACATTCAGCGCGACGCGGGGGATGGGCCTTGAGCAGCCTGGGAATATCTATACAGGGATTGAGCAAACTTTTTTTATTTTTATTTTTTTTCACCTCATGGTAAAGAACCTTATGACATTCCAGTCTCTGCCTTACGAGCCTCGAACAATAGAGGCCACAGAAAAGAACCTCGAACTGATTTACGACGCCGCGCGCAAAGGCTTGAAGGGCGACGCTCTTGCCTATGCGGCGGGGATGACGCCGCTAGAATATCGGCGTTTGATACAGCTAGACCCGATAGCTGAGTATGCCGAATACAAGGGCCGCGCTGAAGGCGAGGCGGAGATGGCTGCGGTGCTCCGCACAGCGGCGTTGGCGGGCGACACTAAAGCGGCGTTAGAAGTTCTCAAGCACGCACATGGCTGGGTCGCCAAGCAGGCCGTCAGCGTCGAAGTGAACCAGACCATATCTATTACGGCGGCGCTTCAAGAGGCGCAGACTAGAGTTATTGAAGGATATATGCTAGATAATGCAAAGGCCGTTGATGGTGAGACATCAGACGGCCTTCTGACCAACCGTAATGAGGACGGCGGCTATGACACAACTTACGCAAGAACTCCTGAAAAGTCTACTGCACTATGACCCTGAGACGGGCGTATTCACTTGGCTAAGTGATAGAGGCGGCGGCATTAGCATGGGTGACATAGCTGGCGGCAATGATGGACGCGGCTATATTCGAATCCGTGTAATGGGTAAAAGACATAAAGCGCATAGATTGGTGTGGTTGTATGTCTATGGCCGTTTTCCGTCTCAGCACATGGATCATATAAACCGCAACCCATCCGACAACAGGTTATGTAATCTCCGCGAAGTTAACGACTCCCAAAACGCACAAAACAGAGACGTACATAAGAACTCTAAATCCGGCATAAAAGGCGTTCGATGGCACACTCAATTTTCTAAATGGCATGTTCGATTAATGGTTAACAAAAAGCAAAATAGTTTAGGGCTATACGATACGCTGGAAGAAGCTATAGACGCGCGCAAAGCCGCCGAAATTAAATACCATTCACATAGGCCAATTTAATGCAAGTCCCTGTTTACACTGCCGAAGAAGAACAAAAACTTATGGCGACGTTTTGGTCTAAACAGATCAAAAATGATCCCGTTGCCTTTGTCCGCTTGGCGTTTCCTTGGGGTAAAGAAGGCACGCCGCTAGAAAATTTTAGCGGCCCCCGACGTTGGCAATTGGAAGTTCTGACAGAACTGCGCGATCACATCCACGCCAACAACGGTAAAATAGACTTCGAAACGTTGCGGCTGGCGGTCAGTTCAGGACGCGGTATCGGTAAGTCTGCCCTCGTAAGCTGGCTGACGATCTGGATGCTGACCACGCGGATAGGCTCGACGACCATCGTGTCGGCTAACTCTGAGGCGCAGCTACGCAGCGTCACCTGGGCTGAGATAACCAAGTGGTTGAGTATGGCGATCCACACGCACTGGTTCGAGGTATCCGCGACGCGGGTGCTACCGGCCAAGTGGATCGCGGAGCTGGTCGAACGTGATCTGAAGATGGGAACGCGCTATTGGGGCGTAGAAGGGCGGTTGTGGAGTGCGGAGAATCCTGACGCATACGCTGGTGTGCACAACTTCGCGGGTGTCATGCTGGTATTCGATGAGGCAAGCGGAATTGATGATTCTATCTGGTCAGTTGCAGCGGGCTTTTTTACGGAAAATACCCCTAATCGCTTTTGGTTGTGCTTCAGCAACCCCCGTCGTAACTCTGGTTACTTTTATGA